TTCTAGGAAAAAGACAGAAGCTATTCTATATCCTAAAGGAACATGGCTTCAAAGTGTCGCCTAAGGACTTTATGAATCTTGATTACTCATTTGATTTTGACATGTTTTTATTAAAACAAGTCGGCTATGAGATGTTGACACAATTAACGATTGGTCTCTTTTTGACTCCCTATGGGGCGACTAGTTTACGAGAGTATTTCGCTGAAAGCTTTGAAACGCTGTTTATGAGGGATGCGAAAGCCGTGAAAGAGTTAACTCCAGCTTGCTATGAAAAGATCTCTGATCTCTTAGAAATCTAATATGAACAAAGAAATACAATTTGACATTCGTGAAGAAAGTGATAGTATTGTCTGCAAGGTAACAATACCTGCTTACGGAAGACTATACCCACAAAAAACAAGACTTAGGACTCCTCACATAAAAGAATACTTAAAAGGTAAAGGATTGCTTAAAGATGAATACGCACTCACAAAAGAGGGCTATGTCAACAATCGGTATAGCCCACCTATTCTGGAGTCTGAGTGGGTTTTTACAAAAGTAGAAAAAGAAATAAAAAAGCCCGTAAGAAGAAAAAGACGAACAAAAACAACGACATAAAGTATGCAACACATTTCATTTTCAGAGCTTAAGAATTGGGCTAAGTGTGCCTTTTATCATAAGCTTGTAAACATAGATAAGCTTAAGGGGTTCGTAGGCAGTGAGCACACTGCTTTTGGTACAGCCCTGCACGAAGTATGTGAGAAGAGTGTTCTAGGGGAAATACAAAAGGGCACTGAGTCAAAAGTGTTCCTAGAAGCATTTGAGAAAGAAATTGCCTCTTTGATAGTCGATAAAGTGCCTCTAGACCAGAAGCTTGTAACACAAATGGAAAAGCAAGGCGATGACCTAGCGCCTTTGGCGATTCCTGCCCTTGAGGAAACTTTTGGTGAATATGAAGTTGTTTCAGCCGAAGAGAAGCTATATGAGCCAATTGATGAAAATAATTATATGTTCAAAGGGTACATTGATCTGGTAATTAAAACAAAGGATGGCAAATATCACATCATTGATTGGAAGACCACTTCTTGGGGCTGGGATTCACGAAGAAGATCTGATCCGATGGTAACCTACCAATTAACCCTGTATAAGCATTATTTTGCCTGTAAGCATGGTCTGGATCCAAAATTGATCGAAACCCATTTCGCTCTTTTGAAAAGGACGGCCACTAAAGATAGGGTGGAAATTTTCCGAGTTAGTAGCGGAGCAAGAAAAACACAAAACGCTCTTAAATTATTAAACCAGGCACTGTACAATATAAAAAAGAAAAATCATATTAAAAATCGCCTTTCATGCGAAAAATGTGAATTCTATAAAACAGAACACTGTAGGTAAAGAATGACAGAAAACAAGAAGACCGTAATGGTCATTTCCGACCACCCGTTATCTCCATCAGGAGTCGGGACACAAACAAAATATTTCATTGAGGCGATGCTTAAGACAGGTAAGTATCGCTTTCGTTGTTTGGGTGGAGCAGTAAAACACCGAGACTACAACCCAGTTAAAGTAGATCCTTATGGGGATGATTGGATGATTTGGCCAGTTGATGGATATGGAAATCAAGATATTGTTAGAAATTTCATTGCCCATAACAAGCCTGATATTTTATGGTTTATGACGGATCCTAGGTTTTATGGTTGGCTATGGGAAATTGAGAATGAAATCAGAGCTACAGTGCCCCTAGTGTATTACCATGTCTGGGACAATTATCCTTACCCTGATTTTAATAAAATTTGGTATGAGTCTAATGATGTTATTGCTACAATTTCTAAGGTGACAAGCGATATTGTTAAAAATGTCTCACCATCCACAAAGGAGGTGTATTTACCACACGCAGTTAATACTGACGTGTTTAGGAAAATAAGCGCCCCAGAGATACAAGATTTCAAAAAAGAGTCATTTAAGGCCATAAAGAACATTGAAGACAAAATGATTTTTTTCTGGAACAATAGGAATGCGCGAAGAAAGCAAAGTGGAAGTTTAATTTGGTGGTTTAAGGAGTTCCTAAATCAAGTTGGGCACGATAAGGCGATGCTTCTTATGCACACGGACCCCCACGACCCTCATGGCCAAGACCTCCTAAGGATTATGAATAGGCTTGGACTTACAAATGGGGAGGTAATGATTTCCTCTCAAAAAGTTCCCCCTGAGCACTTATCTATGATCTACAACGTTGTGGATTGTACAATTAATATTTCTGATGCGGAAGGCTTTGGTTTAGCGACATTTGAATCACTAGCTTGTGAGACTCCAATTATAGTAACAATGACTGGTGGCCTCCAAGAACAAGTAACTGATGGAGTTAATTGGTTTGGCTATGGGATTGAGCCAACTTCTAAAGCAGTTATTGGTTCTCAAGATGTTCCATATATTTATGAAGATAGGATTAGCGAAGAAGTGT